CGATAATGTCTTCTACTGATAGTATTTCTTGGAAGAGTGAATGTTGTCTTCCTCTTTGTGGAGATCTTAAATCTTTAGAATCATCATATACGGGAGTAGAACAATGTTCTTTAGGTCCTAATAATGAAACCGTCTTATTGGTAAAGCAGCAAGAAAACAAATATACGGAACCATATAGAAATCGTGGTTGCACGATGAATGGTTCTGGTGCAACATATACTTTAAATTCTACTACCGATTTTATACACTGGACTGATTTAAGTGAAAAAGTTCCATATTCTAAAGACATTTGGTGTCAGGGTTCTTACTCTGCTGTATGCTATGCCTGCATAAGATCGATGAACTATTCTTCAGATACTGGAAGATTTTTTATGGCAGGTCAGGGGAATTTTTCATGTATATATTCTTGTCAGGGTAGTTGCGTAAATTGTGCAACCACACAATGTCTGCAGGTTGAATTCTCATTTGCGGATGGTGGACCCAGTTCTACTGGATTTGCTCCCTTCGCTTGGTATGGAACTCAGACTTGTAGAACTGAAACTCAAAGTGGAGATCCCTATCGAGAAGGATGTTCACAAACTCAATGGGGTGGTCGTAATAGTAAATTTATTAAAAGATCTGTTGAAGGTGGTGATGCTGCACATGTTAATGACAGTGTTCCTGGTCGTCCTGGAGTTACGTGTTCAAAATGTTCAAACCTTGGTAGATTTAGTTCTTCTTACGATTTTGGGGTTTCTGGAGCATCTTCAGGAGGTGCTAGCAGTGCCTTTGGAATTGGTGGAGGAGTTTGTTCTTCTTTAGGTAATATTCCTGCTACAGATATTGATACTTCAGAACTAAAAGGATATGACATTACTGTAAGTGCTAATGGATCTTCTAATTATAGTTTGGCAGGAGAAGATCGTGGAGGAACTTTTAGTGCAACAAGCAATAAGTCATTAACAATTAAATCTGGTGATTTAATTGCATTCACTCTCGATAATACTGTTAGTGGACATCCATTCTGGATTAAAAATGCTAATTCTACTGGTGATGAGGATAGAGTACTTGCTAAATTTGTTGAAAATAATGGTGCTGATTCTGGGGAAATTATTTTAGATACTTATAAAATGAAACCAGGAACATATCATTATAATTGTGAATTTCATTCTGGAATGCATGGAACAATAACTGTGGAAGAGGCTGTCGTAAGTCTGGATGGTGAGAACGGAATTGGAAATAATCATAGTTTATTTGGTACTGGTGGTGCTGGTGCATATACCTTCAAGGTTGGATTTATGAATTGGTTCAGGAGAACACAAGCAGCTTTTGAATCTTCATGTGTTGCTTGTGATGTAAGAACCAGATTAGCTTATGGAAACGGAACATGGCTCCACCATGGAGGAAAGGGTGTCGCAACTTCTACAGATACGATTCATTGGACTCTGAGAACAACTGGAATTAATGCTGGATTTTGTTGTGGTACTCCTTTGTATGGAAACTTAAATGGAAATCCAACTTGGTTTATAGGTCCATATAATAATCGCCAAGCTGTTTCTTCTACTGATGCTGTTCATTGGACACGTAGAACTATAGGGACGGCCAACGCAGGCCCGACTGGTACTGGTGCATATGGTGATAATATGTTTATGTATAAGGTAGGTTATAATATTACAGTATCTACTGATGCAATTCATTGGAAAATGAGAACGGCAGGGGGAGATTGTTGTCAGGTTTGCTATCGTCAAAATGCTGTTGCATATGGTAATGGATTATGGGCTCATGTTCATAGTTGTTATAATGGTGGCATGTACGCATCAACTGACACTATTCATTGGCAAGCAAGAACTCATGGTTTACAAGGTTGGTATGTTTACAATGTTTCTCATGCTAATGGATATTGGTTTATACAAGGAGAATCTTGCATGTCAATATCAACAGACACTATTCATTGGTCTAATAGGGCATGTAATGGTAGCCCTACCCCTAACTATACTCCAGTTGTTTATAATAGTGGACACTATATGTACGGTGGTCAAAATGGATGTTTATTTTACATCAAAGATATAAATCCAGCATATGATGAATATAACTGTTGGCAATATCTTGATGATCCATTCCATTTTAATGATGATATCAGTGGTGTCGCCATTTCAGATAGTGGACAATTAATGATGTCTGATGGACAAGGAATCTATGCCATGGATAGCAGAAGAACAAGAATGCTTGGTGGAGATGGTGGAAATGGTTGTAATGGTGGAGGTGCTGGTGCTGGATCTATGATATGTGATGCAACAAATGCATGGGCAACAACTGGTACCAATGGATTACCTGGACATAGAAAAATTAGAATAAGTTGGTGGTAAAACTGTTATAGATATGATATAATATCATTCTTATGGATTTTAATTTATGTCTTTGAATTATGGTGGGGGATCTTCCTTTCTAAATTTCGATCAAAGAAGACCTCAAAACTCTTTTGCCGGGAAGACAATTGCATTTTGTCTTCCTGGTTTGATGTATTCTGGAACTTTCATGACTCAATTCATGAGAGTTCTTTTTGATCTTCAAAATATGGGAATTAATTTTTATATCTCTCAGAAATATAGTTCTATGGTCAATCATGCTCGAAGTGATTGTTTAGAAGCTGATAATTATGCCGGAACCATGTTGACTCCTTTTAGGGGAAAAGTTCCGTATGATTATATTATGTGGATTGACAGTGACATGATTTTTAAAACTGAAGATCTTATGAATCTTCTTGAAATGGATAAAGATATCGCTGCTGGATGGTATGTTCAATCTCCCGGAAATGGATTGATTCCTACGAACAATAGTACAGTAGTTATTAATGCAGATAAAAAAGAATTATATGAGAAAGGATCTAATAAGTGTGAGACAGTTGAAGAGATGTCTAAAAGGACAGAACCCTTTACTGCCGACTATTGTGGATTTGGTTGGGTCTTAATTAAAAAAGGAGTTTATGAAAAAATTCCTTATCCTTGGTTTGTTCCTAGGGTTGTTCAATTGAAAAAACCAGATGGAACTATCTTAGAAGATGTTCAGTCAGAAGATATTTCTATGTGTGAAGACTTTAGGAAATATGGATTTGATATTTGGATTAATCCGAAAGTTCGTGTGGGGCATCATAAACTGGTAGCACTTTGATTGATGTTAAATTATTCGAATGAAGTAAAACCACATTATAATGTGGTAATTACTACTCCTGGAAATAAAATGTGTTCTGGATATGTCAAATCTCTTTTGAATACTATTTCTATTTTAAATCAACGTAAGATAACGTGGATTTATCAGAATGAAAGTTCTTCAATTGTCTCTAATGCAAGAGAAGCAACTATATCTGGATCTATAAGTTTAGAAATTAATAATTCTTCTCCAGGAAAAGGAACATATTCATATGATAAAATTTTTATGATTGATAGTGATATTGTTTGGAGTCCTGATCAATTCTTGAAGTTATTAAATGCTGACGTTGATTTTATCTCTGGAGTATATTATGAAAAAACAGGAACTCATGCTATGGTTCATGTAAATCCTGATGGTGGAGGGCCAATGCCTAGAGAGGAAGTTAATAGACTGCAAAATACAAATGAATTGATTGAGGTCTATGGTGTTGGTCTTGGATTTGTGTGTGTTAAAAGAGGTTTATTTGAAGAACTGAAGAGACCATGGTTTAAAATTGGAACAATGGTTTACAGAGTGGATGATATTGATTATGATATTCCTGTAGGGGAAGATTTATATTTTTGTGAAAGAGTTTCTCAAAATAATCATAAAATTTATGTAAATCCAAAAATTGTTGTTGGTCATGTAAAGGAGAATGTAGTATGTTGAACTATAGCAATCAAGTTAATAATGCCAAGAAACCAAAAACTATAACGGTTTTTTATCACCTCTTTATGGCAGATACCCAGAATATGTGGATCTGGTGGGTTGATGAACAGATGTCACTGTTGAAGAAAGTTGGTCTTGCTGACAAAGCAACGGTTAACATGTGTATCACAATGCCATTAGGTCTTTATAATTCGAAGACTGGTCATTCTTATGATTCTATGGTTACTGGTTATATTAAGGATCGGTATCCTTTTGTCAATATTATTGATATGAGGCAGGTCAATGAGCAACCAAACATTTATGAGGGTCAAACATTAGAAAAAATGTATGAGCATTGTCAGAATGACGATGGATATGTTTTTTACTTCCATAATAAAGGGATGATGTCTTATACTACACACATTCCTGGTGCCATCAAGGATTGGAGGCACTACATGCAGTATTATAATTTGGAGAAGTGGGAAGATTGTATTGCTAAACTTGATGAAGGATATGATTGTTGTGGAGTTGATTGGGTAGAGAGGCACGACATCAAACTCGATTTTGTTGTTCAGCATTATGCTGGAAACTTTTGGTGGGCAAAGAATGAGTATATTCGTAAATTAAAACATCCACTTCACATTGAAGAATATATGGATGTTGATGCAATGATGAGGGAGTTGGAAAATTATCGTTATTGTTTTGAACTTTGGATGGCCACTGGTAACCCCAAACAACACTGCTTTCATTATCGTCGTCATCATCAGTATGACAATCAAGGTCTTGAAAGATATTTCATCTACTATCCCAGAGAGATGTATGACGAATCTTACAAGAGTGATGAAGAAAATCGAAGGTATAGTAAGATTCATATCCTCACGGAGGTGGGTGCCGCAGGAGAGTTTACTTGGAGAGACCATCGACTCTTTGCAGATTGGTTGATAAGAAGAACAGAACCAGAGACTGTTGTTGATTTGGGGGTTGATTATGGATACTCTACTTTCTGTTTCGCACTACCTGAAATAGGACATGTGTATGGTATTGATAGTTTTGAAGGAGATGAACATGCAGGAGTCAAAGAAACTTATGATTTTGTTCTAAAGAAAAAGGATGAATTGGAACTTGATAACATCACTTTTATCAAAGGATACTTTGACGATGTTGTAAAGACCTGGGAAAAACCTATTGACATCCTTCATATTGATGGACTACATACCTATGAAGCAGCCAAGAATGATTTTGAAAAGTGGTCACCACTATTAAAAGAAAATGGTGTTATACTTATGCATGATACAATGGTAGAGAGGTTTGGTGTTAAAGACTTCTTTGAAGAAATAGATCTACCAAAAACAAACTTTAAACATTGTAATGGACTTGGTGTAATATCTAAGAATTCAAATTTGATCAATGAAATTAATAAAAACTTTGAGGAATTTATTCAATGAAATTTAATCTTGTAAGAATTGTTCCTGATAATGGATTTTATATTCATGCTCAGGTATTTCATGAAATTGAAGCTGCAGTTTTCTTTTGTCTTAGTCATCTTGGTTATGATGTGACTAATAGTGTAAATGAGTTTTCTAAAGATAGAAGAAATATTGTTTTTGGAATGCATCATTGTCCTGTTGATGTTGTTAGACATGATATTCCTAAAGATACTATCATTTATTCTTTGGAACAAATGAAAGATAGTCCTGAATGTGTGAGGTGGTGTAGAAAATATCGCAACCTTGAAGTTTGGGATTATTCTATGAGGAATACTGAGGTTCTCAAGCAAGCTGGAGTGGAAAACATCAAGCACTTTGAAATCGGATATGTTCCTGAGATTACATATTTTCAGAGAAATGTTCCTCAGGAAAGAGATATTGACATCCTTGCTTACATGTCACCTTCTCCCAGGAGAGTTAAGATTATGGAGCAATTTGAGAAAAATCCAAATATCAACTTTAAACATGTTCAGAGTGTTTATGGTGATGAAAGAGATGAATTAATTAAAAGAGCAAAGTTGGTTATTAATCTCCATAATAATGACAACCGTATTTTTGAAATGGTTAGAGTTAGTCACTTAATTCAAAATAGAATCCCTGTTTTGGCTGAAGTAAATCCAGACACTGACTTTCCCAAACATATGGAAGGTACTGTATTTACGTCAACCTATGAGAATTTTGTTGATACTGCAATAGAATTACTTAAAGATGAAGATAAACTTGAAGAGCAAGCAGAAAAGGGATTGGAGATATTTAAAAATTTTCCTATGACTAAATTTTTGGAGGAAGTTCTTAAATGAAAATTATTGATGCATTTTCATTTTTTAATGAATTTGATTTACTTAAGTTAAGATTGGAATATCTTCGTGATGTAGTTGATTATTTTGTCATTTCTGAGTGTAACTATACACACTCTGGTAAATCAAAACCATATTACTTGGATGATATTATTGATCAATTTGATGAAGACTTAGTTAAAAAAATTATATCAGTTCGTTATGAGCCTGATATAAGTGACTATGATTTCACCAACAAGACCGAGTGTAACTTCGAGTCTGGTTTTTGGAAATTAGAAAGAGGTCAAAGAAATCATACATTATCTGCTTTAAATGATTTTCAGTCAGATGATATTTTTATGATAAGTGATCTTGATGAAATACCTAATCATGAATTGATCAGTCATTTAAAACTTGATCCTGAAAAATCTGTTCCTTCTCAGGGAGCAGGAACTTTTATGTTCGATAATTTATATTATAATTTTTTGACTTATGAAAATAATGATTGGCCAGGCACAGTTTTATGCACAGTTGAATATGCTTTAGAAAAGGGAACAGATTTTTTAAGAAACAATGCTAGATCTTTTCCATGTAGGACGGATTCTGGTTGGCACTTTACATATTTTGGTGGAGTTGATAAAATACAAGAAAAATTAGAGTCTTTTGCACATCAAGAATTCAACAACAAAACTATCAATAATAGGGAGAGTATAGAAAATTTTATAATAAATGGGGAAGACATTCTTCAGAGAAAGAATGAGAATAAAAAATTTGTGCCATACTCTCTTCATAATTTTCCTCCAAAATTACTTGAACTTATAATTAAAATTTTTCCAAAGGAGTCGTATGAAATGAGTGTAGTTAAAGCAGAAGTAGATACTAAACCAGAATATCTTCATAACAATATGCCACCTCTTCTAGAGGCAGTTCTCAATCCCGATGGAGTTGGTGGTACTGAACTTATGGGAAGAGCATGGCAAGATCATGTTTTGCCAGTAGCACCTGATCTTGCTGATTGGCATTGGTGTGTTATTCCTGGAGACAATGTTCTTTCTCCCGATAGTTCTAATATTGTTTGGCTCCATTCTCATCCTTTTGAACCGGATATGGATGATCTTTTGGACGAGCAATTTCAAAAACATTTTAAAGCATTTGTATTCGTTTCTGATTGGCAGTATGAGGGATTTGTTCAAAAGTATAAACTTCCTGCAGAAAAATGTTTTGTTTTAAAAAATGCCACTCAACCATTTAAACCACATAAAAAACCAGAAGGTAAACTTCAGTTGATGTATCACTCCAATCCAATTCGTGGTTTGGACATTCTTTTGGAATCCATTAAACTCATACCAGAAGAAGATTTTGAACTTCATATCTTTCATGAACTTGATCCCGATGAAAGAAAAAGGCAGTATAAACAGGGATTCCAAACTTATGAATATTCTTATGTTGGAGAACAAGAAGAAGGATTTTTGCGATACTGTTTAAGTCTTGCTAATCAGGACAAAAGGGTTGTAAGACATACTCGTACTAATAATTCTAAAGTTAGAGAGCAATTAATGAACACTCATATTTTTGCATATCCAACATACTTCCTTGAGACATCGTGCATTTGTTTGATTGAAGCTATGTGTGCTGGTTGTTCTGTCTTGACTAGTAATCTTGCAGCATTGCCTGAGACTGGGTTGGGTTTTGCAAGACATTATGGTTTTGTGCCTGATAGAGAAAAACACATTGAAAGATTTGCAAGAGAACTTAAAAGAACCATTACTGAATATCGTAATGGTGAATTTGATAATACTCTTCAAGTTGAAATGGCAAATAAATATTATAGTTGGGAAACCAGAGTCAAAGACTGGGAAAAATTTGCCGAAGAACTTTGGAGAAAATTTTAATGGAAAGAGTCACTCAAGAAATTAGTATGTGTCTGGGACATGCTCACTTCTTATCTTTAAATTCTGATAATGTATTTGAAGATCATCCCCATTATGAATTGAAAAGATTGTTGGTAAATAATGAGTATTTTAGTTCTATTGATCTAACTTGGGATTCTAGTAGTCCAGATTCTTCAGATTTATCTAGACTTGAATTTGAGTATTTTGTGCTTTCGAAAGCAATTAAAGATATACAACAATGTATTAATGATGTGGGTATTGATGGAGACTTATACCTCACACTTAAGTCAGATTTTGATCAACACTTGATTGATATTTCTATCATAGAACGACAAATAACAACTCTTAGAGAGTCTTAATTTTATGAAGACATTTTATTTTATGGCTGGACTACCCAGGTCTGGTAGCACTTTACTTTCATCTATTCTAAATCAAAACCCAAGATTTTATTCTGGTCCATCAAGCCCTGTACTTGGTGCAATGTATGCACTGGAGGAGAACTTTACTTCCAATGAACTGTATACTGGATACCCAAAACCAGACCAAGTAATAGAACTCATTGGTAGTGTCCCTCATCACTTTTATAGTGATGTAGAAGAACCTATTGTCTTTGATAAGAATCGTGCATGGACGGCAAGAGTGCCCTACATTGAACAATATATTAAACAACAGGCAAAGATTCTTGTTCCCGTTCGTCGAGTGGACGAGATTCTTACATCCATTCTTTCCATGATTCGTCGTAATCCTTTTCAAGAGGGACAGGATAGAATTAATTTTGTCGATGAGTATTTGGTGAAAACAAATCAACCAATTAATGATTATAATCGGTGTACATATCTGTTAAATCCTGATGGTATTGTTTATGAGTCACTGAATGCAATCAAGTTAGGACTTGAACAGAACATGCGTGACAAAATGCATTTTATCGACTATAATGATATGGTGAGTAATCCTGATCAAGTCATGGAGGACATCTATGACTTCTTAGGAGAAGAACATTATGAGCATACATTTGATGAACTTTCTAATACTCATAGAGAGAATGATCTAAACACTTATGGATTAGGTGATATGCATGAAGTTCGTTCTAAACTAGAAAAAACTTCCAATTCTCCAGAATCTGTTCTGCCAAAAGAAATTATTGATCTTTATGAGCACAACAGAAAAACACTTGAGTTCTGGAACTCTAAATAAAAAAGTTACGGAGACTAATTAAAAAAATGGCAATTCAACATTCCAGAACCTTGACAGGTATTGAGGTTCTGAATTCTGGAGATACTGATGTTGTATCTCAGGTAATGATAAGATTTTCTTCATATGATGACTCTAATCAAGAGGAAACGACCATTGAGTCTTTTGAAAATTTTGAACTGGAGACTGATGGTAGATCATCTTCTTCCGAAGGATGGGTCGCATATGCAAGTCTGACCGAATCAGTCATAGAAGGTTGGTTGGGTTCCGAACTTACGGATACAGAAACTAGAACTCAGGCAGCTCATACTGCATGGATTGATTCTGTTCTTAATCCTCCTGCTCCACCTACAGTCAATAAAGCACTTCCTTGGTAATTTAATTTTATGTCAAAAACTAAGTATTCTATATTCAATATTCAAGGTGGGTTTGGAAAACATATTGCAGCAACAGCAGTAGCCAAGTGCATCAAAAACAATCATCCAAGTAGACAACTTGTAGTTGTCTGTGCTTGGCCAGAAATCTTTCAAAATCTTCCTTTTGTTGATAGAGTTTATCAGCTTGGTAATACCAGTTATTTCTATCAAACTTATATCGAAAATGAAGATTCATTGATCTTTGCCAATGAACCATATTTTACGACGGATCATATTCACAAGAAACTTCCTCTTGTAAAATCCTGGACCAAAATGTATGGTCTTGATTATAAGGGTGAGATGCCTGATATCAAGTTCAATCCTTTACAGAGAAAGATTGCCAGAGAATTTTGGACTGGTCGATCTAATGGTAAACCTATTATGGTCATCCACACCAATGGAGGTATGTTCCCTGAACAAAGACCATACCTGTGGGCACGAGATATGCCCGTAGCATTGGCACAGAGACTCGTTGATCACTATTCTGAAGATTATCACATCTTTCAAGTCAAGAAACCTTCTAGTGAGGTTCTAGACGGTGTAGAAGTCATTCAAGAACCCATGAGTAACATGGAGTTGGTCAGTATTCTCCTTCATAGTGATAAGAGAATTCTTATTGATAGTTCTCTACAACATGCTGCAGCAGCACTCAAACTTCCTTCTGTGGTACTATGGAATGGTACTAGTCCGAAGGTCTTTGGATGGGACATGCACACTAATATTCAGGCAGAAAAACCTGCTAATTTTAAACTTCCTAACAGTTATCTGTTTGACTTTGATTTCATGGGACCGGAATCAGAGTATCCTTATGTTGATGAGGATGATGAAATATTCAACTTTGATAAAATTGTAGAAGCAGTTGGCTAATGAATGTAATTGGACTTTATGGTGCGATTGGTTGGAATGTTTTAATTTCCGACAATCCAAAACTTCGTGATCAGGCAAATGATAGTTGGACCCATGGTTCAAGTGTCACTTTGTTTTCTGAAGGAAATCATGTAGTAAGTATCAGTGAGGAAAGACTCAGTGGTATCAAATATGATGGAAACTTTCCACGAAAATCTGTAGAGTATTGTCTTTCTACAGGAAATCTTTCTAAGGAAGATATTGATCTTGTCATCATTCCTTCGATGGCAAATATCAACTTCTATAAAAATTATACTAACGGAACTATTAGATCTAAGGTTAGGAGATATTTTCCTAATGCAAAGGTTGAGGTAGTTTCTCATCATTTATGTCATGCATATTCATCAGTGTTCTCTTCTGAACACAATGAAGGTACATTTGTTACCATGGATAATGCAGGATCTATTCTTTTTGATCCGGGTGGAAATCCTTTTGCTAGTGAAAATCATTCATTGGGATATTTCAATAAAGAGAAGGGAATTTTCAGATACTATCCTGGCATTCCTCCTCTGAACAACTTTGGTAATTACTATTGGCAGTGGGCATATCAAATTTATGTCCAAATGGTTCAAAAGAAGATTGATATCACTGATCCAAAATATCGTGAGACATTCTGTGGTAAAGTCATGGGACTCTCTGCTTATGGAAATGTAAAAGACTTTAAGGAAGATTATCATCAAACTTTTGAGGGTATTCCTTCTCTGGTCTTTCATTCTCATCCAGGAAATCCTGGAGCTTATGGCAATTTGAGTCCAGAAAACAAAGCAAAGACTCTGCAACACAACTTTGAGCAGGGTATGCTTACCCAAATGAAGGAACTTAAGAAGCAAGGATATATTGATGATAATCTTTGTCTTGCTGGTGGAGTCTTCCTTAATATTCTTGCAAATTCTGTTCTTCGTAAGAATAAAGTTGCAGAGAACATGCATATCCCACCATTCCCTGATGATACAGGACTTTCATTTGGTGCAGCATGTTATGGAGTATTCAAGTCAAAGGAAAAGGTAACTCTTCCGCATAATATTTCACTTCTCGGACGCACATATAGTGATGAAGAGATTGAGGAAGCACTCGAAGGAACAGACTATAAGAAGTTTGATAACTTTGAGGAACTATGTGATGAAACTGTGAAAGTTCTTGCCAACAATAAGATCGTTGGTTGGTTCCAAAATCGTTCCGAGTTTGGACCAAGAGCATTGGGTTCTCGTTCTATTTTGATGAATCCAACACCGAAGGAAAATAAGGAAACAATAAATACTCGCATTAAACACAGAGAGGAATGGCGTCCATTCGCAGGCATTATGCTTGAGGAATATCAGGAAGAATATTTCACTGATGTTTATCCGAACGAGTATATGCTATACTCTCTAATTGTAAGACCACATCAAAGAAAGAAACTTGGTGCAATCACACATAAAGATTTCTCTTGTAGAATTCAGACTGTGAATGACAAATTGCATCCAGAAGTCACTACACTTCTACAAAAGTACAATGAGAAAACTGACTGTCCAGTTCTTCTTAACACATCTTTCAATGATAATGGTCAACCAATTGTAGAAACTCCAAAAGATGCTATTAAAACTTTTAAGAACATCGACTTGGATTATCTTGTAATTGGTAACTATCTTGTAGTAAAAAAGTAATTCTATGAACTTTATTGTATATTCAAAAAACAATTGTCCTTATTGTTATAAGGTAAAGCAGGTACTAGAAATGACTGGTACTGAGTTTGAATCTTATACTCTTGAAGAAGATTTTACACGGGAAGAATTTTATGCCAAGTTTGGTAAAGGATCTACCTTCCCTCAAGTAGTGTGTGATGATAAAAAATTAGGAGGCTGTGTTGACACAATTAAATTCCTCAGAGAACGACAAGTCATCAAATCTTAACATAAATAAAAATGAAGATCACGTAAATCGTGGTATTGATTTTTTACTTAATGGAGGTAAAAGAAAGCAAGTTCAACCATTTCATATCATCTTCGAAAAGATGGTTTGCTTTCTGAGACGGGAGGTTACCATTTATTTCGAGTTTTCTATAAAAACAAGAAAAATAGTAGTCTCCAGGAGTAAGAGCAATGTTAGCAGTTAGTTTAGTTTTTGGATCATTCTTAACCATTTTGTTTTTGATTCTGGGGACAGTGGTTGGTTGGACTGCTAGAGAGTATATGATGAATTATCGGGAAGTACCAAGACCTCATCCCGAAATGTTTGATGAGCAGGGAAATCTTATTCCCGATGAGGTAATCGCATTCAATTTTGAAAACTATTATGACGACAACGAAGAAAGCCCCGACGAAGAGTAAGTCTTCTCCCATTCCAAACCTACCAAATAATCCTTTTGCATTTGAGGTTTTGGATCTTGTATCTAAGCAGAGAAGCAAAGCTAAGAAGATTGAAGTTTTACGCAAATATGAGCATGTTTCTCTGAAAGTTTTGTTTATTTGGAACTTTGATGATTCTGTGATCTCAATGTTACCTGAGGGTGAGGTTCCATACTCTGGATATGAAGAGCAAACTACTTCAAGTGGAACTTTGACCACTAAAATTAGTGAAGAAGTTCGTAAGATGCATAACACAGGATCATTTTCTATGGGTAGCAGTGACAAGCAAGGTCACACCACTATCCGTAGAGAGTACAAAAACTTTTATCACTTCGTAAAGGGTGGTAATAACGGATTAAACAACATCCGTCGGGAGACAATGTTTATCAATATTCTTGAAGGACTTCACCCACTGGAAGCAGAAATTATTTGTTTAGTCAAAGATAAGAAACTTTCTGATAGGTATAAGATTACGAAAGAACTTATTTCTGAAGCATATCCGGATATGGTATGGGGAGGTCGGTCTTGAATCTTATGAAAATTCTGTTTGAAAATTGCGATCCAGAAAGAGCAGATGATCGTGAGTTGCCCAACAATTCATTTCTAATCGAATATAAAGTGGATGAAGGTGCTCCTAGTTCGTATGATATTGCGGCAGCAGCAAAGCAATCTGAAATCTTTGATCACTACTATGATAGGTATAAAAAAGGTTTCGTGACCATGAATCAGACTGAGGGTAGAATCAATCCCAAGTTATACGGTGCAAAGCCACCCGAAACCAAAAAGCGGAAGTGATTCCAAAAATATCGGAAAAAAAATTCCCCAAAATTTTTGACCCCTAAGGTTTTTTCAAATTGTATCACATGTTACACATGTGCTTGACTATATACTTCATAAGGTATATAATACCTGTACGTTCATCTCATGCTCAGTATCTTACTGGCATTGACCCTTGCCCATCATGATGACGGCAATCCTTATGGGTGGCATATGTCTTGTGAAAGGTTCTTACAGAGACGAGTGGAAATCCAAGCAGATCTCAATCTTGACCTTCGGTCAAAGTTGAATCTAATAGGATATCTTAAGTCAAAAGTAGAAGGTCAATGTAAAGGTACATTTACATGAGACGCAAGTAAGTCGCGGAACGGAGCGTTCATCCCATGTTTGATTTATTACTCTATTCTGGTATGCTTTGTGCAGATGCTGATGCACTAGTGCTCAGGATTCAAGCAAATAAATCAGAACTATCACCTAAAATTGTGGTAGAACTGGTAGAGACCGTAAAGGAATCTGTACCTGAGTGTAATCATTATTGGGACGCAAACGACTAAAGGAACGGGCCTAAAAATCCAACTACTTTAGGAGTAAGACAAATGAACACCTTACAACTCATCAAGAAGCAGATCAACAAAGCATCTGCTCTTCACGATGCACAGATCACTCACACCGCATATCGTGGTGTAAAGTGTGAAGTTCGCAAACCAGCAAAAGAGTCTCACGGCACTTTCTGCTATCGTGGTCGCACTTATGTAAAGTGATATGGAAGCACTACAAATTGCTGGGATCGTATCCCTAGGTTCTGTAGCATTCCTTTCACTGATATATGGGGAGATTAAAGTTCTCACCAAATAATTAAGAGAGAGGTTTCAAAACCTCTCTTTTTTTGTAGTTTTGTAAAAAGTACACAAATGTATTATAAGTTACATAAACTATTATAGATAGTTCAGAATTAAGGATTCCGCTTATGCTCTGAAATTCTATCTTTACTATGTTTTCTACGTTATTGTAAAATTGCGTTGGAGGTGTGAAGATGCACAATCTCTTATCTCGCAATCAATTGGCAGAATGGGTTCATATTGAAGCAAGCCTAAACCGATGTAATGACGAATTAGATCTGGTTAACGATTATTTCGACTGCTTAATTGAATGCGAAGAAGACCAAGGTACATGTAAGCGAATCTGCAGAATTCTATTAGACAACGGGGGTTGATCACCCTCTTTTTTTTGTGTTATAATATAGTGAAACAGTACAGTATTATGGAGAAAGAACGACTAAAACTCATCGTCCGAAACCTTGAACTGCTTGTTGATTCCCTAAAAGCAGAAGTGTATTCTGACGTAGATGCATACAAAACATCCGTTGACAAAAGTCAATTTCCAGGAATGAAAGACTACGACGAAGTATTTAATGATGACGATGGATACCCCGATTAAAAAAACAAAAGAACTTATAAAGTTGCTTGAACGTCTAATCAAGCAAGATCATCTCTATTCTCAGGAAAATATCAAAGAGATGAAGAACTATCTCAACACGGTAAAGCAGCAAGTTGCTGAGTACGAAAAAGAAAATTCTAAAGGATTTGGTAAATGAGTGTAAAATTGATCAGTGTCACTCCCGATGCGGAGAAAATGATGGCATACGTTGCTCGTGTGTCGAATCCCAATAATCAGGAAAATCCCAACTATGCAAAGTTGTTGGGTTATTGTATTAAGCACAACCACTGGTCTGTGTTTGAGCAATCATTCATGACTCTGGAACTGGAGACTACTAGAGGTGTGGCAGCTCAAGTGCTGCGCCACCGTTCTTTCACATATCAAGAATTTTCACAACGGTATGCTGACAGTTCTATGTTGGCAGATCAAGTTCCTATGTTTGATCTTCGTCGTCAAGACACTAAGAACCGTCAAAACTCTATTGATGACGTTGACCCGTTCGTGAAGCAAGAGTTTGAAATCAAGGTTCGTCGGCACTTTGATGAGGCAATGGTCTTGTATCAATCTATGCTTGATTCTGGAATCGCAAAGGAATGTGCTCGTTTTGTGCTTCCCCTCGCCACACCCACCAGAATCTATATGTCGGGATCTTGCAGGTCATGGATCCATTATATCAATCTGAGGACTGCTAACGGCACTCAGAAGGAGCATATGGACCTTGCAGAGGGTTGTAAGAAGATCTTTATTGAACAGTTTCCGACCTGTGCAGAAGCCCTTGAGTGGGTCTAAATAAATTATCTTGAACTTTTAACAATGGCGACATATCCTGTAGTAAATACTAAAACTGGTGAGCAAAAAGACGTTGTGCTTAGTGTTCATGAATGGGACCAGTGGAAAGAAGAGAATCCAGATTGGACAAGAGATTGGAGTGATCCATCTACATGTCCTGGATCTGGTGAAGTTGGTGACTGGCAAAATAAACTAGTTGCTAAAAATCCAGGATGGAATGATGTTCTTGCAAAAGCATCAAAAGCACCCGGAGCACGTAATTTGAAGATTAAGTAATGGCAAGAAGAAAAAGAGCATCTGCAGTTGAGCAACCCATCGGAGTTGGTCTTACTACAAAGCAGATGAAACGAAAAAAACCACTGAGTTCTGGATACTTGGTGGAAATTGATCCACTTACAGACAATCAAAAACAATTATTTGATTCTTATAAAGAGGGAAAACATCTAGTTGCTTATGGATGTGCTGGTACTGGTAAAACCTTTATCACATTATTCAATGCACTGAGAGATGTTTTAGATGAAAACACTCCATATGAGAGAATCTATCTTGTTCGTTCTCTTGTAGCAACCAGAGAGATTGGTTTCCTACCTGGATCTCATGAAGACAAGGCTGACATCTACCAGATTCCTTACAAGAATATGGTGAAGTACATGTTCCAGATGCCTAGTGATGCAGACTTTGAGATGCTCTATGGCAATCTTAAGGCACAAGAATCAATCAAGTTCTGGTCTACATCTTTCCTGCGTGGAACTACACTTGATAATGCGATTGTGATTGTTGATGAGTTCCAGAACTTAAACTTTCACGAACTTGATAGTATTATCACTCGTGTTGGTGAAAATACACGCATTTGTTTTTGTGGTGACGCACGTCAGTCTGATTTGAATAAAGCAAATGAAAGAAATGGTATCGTTGACTTTATGAACGTATTGCGTAAAATGGAGTCATTTGATATAATTGAATTTGGGATTGATGATATCGTTCGTTCTGGTCTTGTCAAAGAGTATCTTACAGCAAAAATGGAATCAGGTTTCTAATGTTTAATCATGTTGATGTTGATCTCCCTCAACTTCAGAGGGAGACTATTGATGGGGTCAGATTTTATTCTGTTCCCGATGAAGAAGAACTTCTCAGACTGGTCTCCATCACTTCGGTGACCAGTCATTTTAATAAGCACATTTTTGAGAAGTGGCGTAAGAAAGTGGGAAACGAAGAAGCAGATCGTGTTACTAAAGCTGCCACAGGTCGTGGCACGGACATGCATACTTTGGTAGAGCATCATCTTAAAAATGAGGATCTTCCTAGTGTTCGACCAATATCGGAATTTTTGTTTAAGATTTCTAAAAACAAATTAAAAAATATAAATAATATACACGCCCTGGAAGGTTCCCTATATAGTAAACAGTTAGGGATTGCAGGGACCGTCGATTGTATTGCCGAATACGATGGCGAATTAGCAATAATTGACTTTAAGACTTCAAAGAAACCAAAACCACGAGAGTGGATCGATCACTATTTTGTACAGTGCATGGCATATGGTTGTATGCTGTACGAACTGACTGGTATTTCAGTCAAAAAACTTGTAATTATTATGGCTTGCGAAAATGGAGAATGCGTCGTCTATGAAGAACGAGACAAATCAAAGTACATCAAACTTCTTACCGAATATATTGGAAAGTTTGTTAGAGATAAACTGGAATTCTATGGAACCTAATAAAGAACTAGAACAGGCAATAGAGAAAAAATTTCTGACACCTTCCAAATTCGCATTAGAAATTGAGAAGATTGTTGCCGAAGAAAAAATCAATTACATTGATGCAATCGTACACTATTGCGAAGTCAATGAACTTGAGGTAGAATCGGTAACGAAGTTAGTGTCTAAACCACTGAAGGAAAAACTTAAGTGGGATGCCACAAGACTTAACTTTATGAAACGTACTTCGAGAGCAAAACTGCCCCTATGATCGTGACTCCTTTTGAAACATATCAACATTATTTGTCACTTAAAAATCATTTTACGAATCCCAAATACAATTTCTTTAAATATCGAGGCAGATCCCGTGCTTCGATAACTTCCTTTAATAAGAGGAAAGATAAGTATTGGTTTGAAAAGACCTCTCGTAAATATTCAAATCAAGAAGTTCTTAAATTTCTTGTATCAAACTTTGCTGCTGCCGATAACCCACAGAACCTATGGATTGGAGAAATTATCAATTCTGGAGAAAGGACCTACGCCGAGTGGACAAAACGACAGCAGAGTTTGACGTACTTGTTCAAAGAACAAAGCAACGAATTACTATCGGACAACGAATTAGAGAGTCTATTCGATTGTTCGAAAGGTCATCCAATCATTCTAAAAAAGTATCTTGGTGGAAACGTAAACCTTGAGACTCTTGTAATTTTTGACAGAATTTTTTCTTTTAGTAAGAATTTTGACAAGAAGTTGGATGATCCTGTGTGGGAAACCGTCAGTCTAAAAATCAAGAAGTATAGTCCGTTCCTAAATATTGACGTATTCAAGTACAAAAATATTTTAAGGGACATTTTAGATGAGTGAATTTTTCGAATCTGATATTATTAAAGAAGAACTGAACGAAATCAACAAACTCCAAGAGAAGATATACGGAAGTATGCTGACTTTTGGTTCCATGTCTCGTGAAGAAAAACTTGAACATATTGATTTGCTAACAGACTTGCTAGAAAAGCAGCAAGTGATGTATACTAGATTATCTCTTTCAGATGACCCACAAGCGGTCGAAATGAAAGAGAATCTTCGCAAGTCGGTCTCTCTGATGGGTCTACCCGCAGATACCAACATGCAATCCTTATTCAATAGTATGAGTGCTACAATCAAATCTCTCAGGGATTACGTTGACGCCTGAGACCAACACTGTTATACTATCCGAGTAAATCTCCCAAATCCAAACAAATCCGAGGTAATCCAAATGTCTTTTGCTGATCTTAAGAAGCAATCCAAACTGGGCTCCCTGACCCAAAAACTGGTCAAGGAAGTCGAAAAAATGAATAATGCAGGTAGTTCAGGCGATGATCGTCTGTGGAAACTGGAAGTAGATAAAGGTGGTAACGGT